ACTATGTGGATCCCGTGATCATCAATCGCGACGGCACGATAATCGGCGGGCATCAGCGGGTCAAGGTTCTGATCGACCTGGAGTATACCGAGATCGATGTCGTGGTGGTCGACTTGGACAAGGACAACGAGAAGGGATTGAATCTCGCACTCAATAAGATCACCGGCTCCTGGGATGATGAGGCCTTGGGGCGATTGTTGGCCGAGCTCAAGGATAAGGATCTGGAAACCGGCTTCAATGATGAAGAGGTATATAGGCTCCTCGAGAAGCTTGGCGAGCATGCCTCGAAGGATGAGGAGTTTGATCTTACCGAGGAGTTGGCTGCTGTAGAGACACCTACGAGCAGACGTGGTGATATGTATCGCCTTGGTGATCATGTGCTGATGTGCGGGGATAGCACGGAAGCAGCTGACGTATCTACGCTTATGGGCGGGCAGTTTGCCTCGATGGTTTTCACAGATCCTCCCTGGAATGTGGATTACGGCAATGTGCCGCACAACGGCAGTGAGCGAGCAATCCTGAACGATAATATGAGCGGGGAGGATTTCCTTCAGTTCCTTTCCCGGGTGTTCTCCAATGTGGCAGCCATTTCCATTCCAGGCGCCATGGTATATGTGGTCATGTCCTCCTCTGAATGGTCGAGTCTTACCCGAGTCATGGAAGACACCGGATTCAGGTGGTCAACCACCATCATCTGGGTTAAGGACAGCCTCATCCTATCAAGGCGCGATTACCACACGCGATATGAACCGATCTGGTATGGGTGGCGTGAAGGTGCTGCAAGGCTCTGTCCTCTCGATGACAGGACACAATCCGATGTATGGGAGTTCGACCGGCCCAAGAGAAGCGACGAGCATCCCACCATGAAGCCGGTGCCACTGGTAGCTAAGGCGATCATGAACAGCAGTCGTGACAATGATGTGGTGGCCGATCTTTTTGGCGGATCCGGAACGACATTGATTGCATGTGAGGAGGTTGGTAGGTCCTGCAGAATGATGGAACTGGACCCGAAGTATTGCGATGTGATTGTCAGGCGATGGGAACACGCCACAGGCAAGTGTGCTGAAATAATTCAGAGAGGTGGTGAAGGTGGTTCGGAAGAAGCTGGCGCTATCGACTTCGGAGATCATAGCGGACCTCGAGATGCAGGAGAAGACCAATGAGGAGATCGCTGAACATCTTGGTGTGTCAATCCAACAGCTGGATAGTTTTATCAAGGACAACAGGATTGATATCGACTACTACAAGTCCAGGCTGCTTGGACGTCGTGACGAGTGGCTCAGGGCTCTCAGCAAGAAGGCTGTCGGCTACGAGTACAAAGAAAGGAAGGTCACCACGACCGAGGCTAACGGCAAGAAGAGGGTTTACACTGAAGTCACCGAGAAACACCTTCCACCGGACACGCAGGCCCTCCTCTGGCTCATCGAACATACCAAATAAAAGTTTTGTAACAGTTTTATGACCCTCCAAAGGGGGGTGGGTAAAATATCTACAATTATTGCCTATTAAACCGGCGGTGAAGGCCTTTTCACACGGTGGCAAAATGGGGGTTTGAAACATATGGGCGGCAGACCAAGAAAACCGAAGGCTCTGAAAGTGATCCAGGGGACGTTCCGACAAGACCGGAATCCTGCCCAGGAACCGGAGCCGTCTCCCGTGGTGGCGGCTTCAAGGAAGGCTCCCACCACATTGAACAAGTGGGCGAAGAAATTCTGGAACGAGCACATCGAGGAGTTCACCCAGATCGGGTTGATCACCTCGGCCGACCTGGAGACGTTCGAAATGACAGCCCAGACATACGGCGCATGGAAGGAGGCGGAGTACGAAATCTACCATGACGACTTCAAGCGCAAACGGACGATCGGTCAGTACATGAAATCGCGGGAATACAACCGCAAGAATATGCCCGAGCTGATCGTCATGGAAAAATCGCGCCTTGACTATGTGCGGCTCTCGGGCCTGATCGGAATGAATCCGGTCTCGAGGAACAAGATCGATATCAAGAAGGCTTTGCCCGAAGTGGATCCGATGGAGGAGTTGTTGGAACAGCATGGCACTTAAGGAACACGAGTTGATCACAGCCCAGAAATACATCTCAGATGTCATGGCGAATAAGATCCTTGTTTGCCGGTTTGTGTATCTGGCGGTGAAACGACACGTTGAGGACCTGAAGAAATCGAAGGATCCTGATTATCCGTATTGTTTTGATGAACGCCAGGCGATCAAGAGTATCAAATTCGCGCAGCTATTGAAACACTCGAAGGGGAAGTGGGCCAAGGCGAACGAGCGAATCCGCTTGGAACCTTGGCAGCAGTTTCTCAAGTGGTGCCTGCATGGGTGGGTTCGCAAGGATACCGGTACTCGCCGCTTCCGTAAGGCCTATATTGAGGTGGCCAGGAAAAATGGAAAAACGACAATGATGGCGACCGAGGTTCTGGATCTATTTTTCCTTGACGGAGAAGAAGGGGCGGAGATCTACACGGCAGCCACAAAACGCGACCAGGCTAAGATCTGCTGGAATGAGGTCCTATCCATGGTTAAGAAGCAGCCGACCCTCAAGGATCGCGTTGACATTCTTGGTACCTCATCCACGATCCGAAAAAAAGGTGACATTTCGGTGATCAAGGCCCTCGGTGCAGATTCCGATACCGAGGACGGACTGAATCCATTGATGGGTATCATCGATGAGTACCACGCACACAAGACCAGTGACATGGTGAATATCCTCGAATCAGGAATGGGATCGAGGATACAGCCGCTAATCGAGATCATCACCACAGCCGGGACCAACCAGAACGGACCGTGCTACCAGGAGGAGCGTACACTTGCTGTAAATACACTGAACGGCAGCGGTCCGGAGGATTATTTCTGCATCATCTATACGCTGGACGAAGGGGACGACTGGACGGATCCCGATGTGTGGATCAAAGCGAACCCTAACCTTGGGGTTTCGGTGTTCGAGGATTACCTGGCATCGCGTGTGAAGATGGCACTCGCTTCTCCTCGTAAACAAAACGATGTGAAGACGAAGAATTTCAACATTTGGTGCTCTGCCAAAACTGCATGGATCACCGGTGATATCTGGGATCTATGCGGAGGAGTGGTCAATTGGGATTCATTGGTCGGTCGGGAATGTTATGCAGGGTTCGACCTGGCTAATTCTGCAGACCTTTCAGCTGTCGCATTCGTGTTCCCACCAAAAGATCTGGAATGTCAATACCAAATTGTAGTCAAATTCTATATGCCGGAAGCAAGGATCCATGAAAAGAGCCTTGAGGACCGTGTTCCATACGAGATGTGGACCCAGCAAGGGTGGATCACGGCCACTCCTGGAGACATTATAGATCAGGACTTCATTGAAAAGGATATCAGGGACGCATGCGATCTATTTGATGTTGTGAAAATAGGTTACGACCCTTGGAACGCAAGCCAGATCGTATCCCATTTGAAAAACGAAGGCATGGAATTGGTCTCGCTCAGGCAGGGTTACGCTACCATGAGTCCGTTCTCGAAAAATTTTGAAACACTTTTACGGAGTCAACGAATAAATCATGGTAATAATCCCGTGTTGGCATGGAATATGTCCTGCACGACGCTTAAGCAGGATGAGAACGAGAATATTCGGCCGGTCAAGCCAGACAGGAAAACCGGCAAGAGGATAGACGGCATTGTCGCCACCATCATGGCCCTCGGGCTTTCGATGGAGGGAGTGGAGGATACCGCTGATGACGGAAAAGTGTGGGTGGTCTGATGAGTTTACGGCATAGGATTGGAAAAGGCCTGATCAAGCTGCTCACGATCGATGAGTTGGTCGCAGAGACTTGGGGTCCTCTCTTATCATCGTCCGGTGAGCATGTTTCTGCCGAGTCGGTACAGCGCCTGTATGCGGTATATGCGTGTGTGAATGTCTTGGCGGAGACGTTGGCGACGCTCCCGCCGAAATTATACCGGGTGGAAGATGATGGCGGTCGCTCGGTCGTGAAGGACCATCTGTTCGCCAAGGCGCTCAAGAACCCTTTCCAGACCGGAACGGCCTTTGATTTTTATGAAATGCTGGTTTGGCATCTTGCCCTCCGTGGTCGGTTCTTCGCCATGAAGGTCAAGGTTCGAGGCGAGGTAGCCGAGTTCGTGCCCATCGAGGACCCCGACCAGGTGGAAGTGATCACCACTGATGATTACGAGTTGCGGTTCAAGATCAAGGGCAAAGAGTATACCCGGGACGAGGTCCTGTATATCCAGATGCACAACGGGCGGTCGATCATCAAGGCACAGGCGGATACGTTTGGGAAGAACCAGGCGATCAGTAAGTATGGGGCAACGTTCTTCAAGAACAACGCAACTCCCAACCTGGTGATCACGAGTCCGAACAAATTCAAGGATGAGGAGTCATACCTTCGTTTCAAGAAGATGTGGGACGACACCTATAGTGGTGTGGAACGTTCGAACAAGGTGGCGATCGTCGATGACGGGAAGAAGGTCGAGAGATTATCACTCACCAACGAGGACAGCCAGTTTCTTGACAGCAACAAGTATTCCGATTCCCAGATTGCCGGTTTGTTCCGGGTTCCGGTCTATATGATCGGAAACTACGACAAGGCGACTTTCAGCAACATCGAGCACCTGGGCATCCAGTTTGCGCGTTTTACGATGGCGCCATGGTGTAGGCGTGTGGAAACCGCTCTGACCCAACAGTGTCTGAACGATAAAAAGCTGTACGTGGAATTCCTGATGGATTCGCTTGAACGTGGAGACATCCTTTCGAGATACCAGGCATACCGGACCGGGCGCGAGTCCGGGTTCCTCAGTGCCAACGAGATCCGCCAGCGGGAAAACATGGATCCCTATGAAGGTGGGGACGATTATCTACTCCCGACGACTCATACGGTAGTCGGCGAGGAAGAAGGAGGCCAGCAGAATGGCTAAGAAATGGTACAAGATCCAAGCTAAGGAAGACTCGGCCGACGTGTATATCTATGACTACATCGGCGCTTACGGTGTGGAAGCGGCTGCTCTTACGAGAGACCTTGCCCTCATCAAGGACAAGAAAAACATTAACCTGTACATCAACTCTCCTGGTGGTGACGTGTTTGAAGGCATGACCATCTACAATTCGCTTTTACAGATCAAGGAAAAACTTACCGTCCATGTGATGGGCCTTGCTGCATCGATCGCAAGTGTGATCATGCTCGCCGCCGAAAAACGGATCATGTATCAGGGATCCATGGTAATGATCCACAACCCGTGGGGGTGTGCCTGTGGCAATGCGAAGGAAATGCGCGAGATGGCCGAAGTCTTGGACAAGATCGGTGGCCAGTTGGTGCAGATGTACTCCAATGTTACCGGCCAGAGTGAGGAACAAGTAACCGAGTGGCTCGATGCGGAGACCTGGTTCAATGCGGATGAAGCGGTGGAAAACGGATTTGCTACCGAATTGTCCGAGAAGCAGGCTGCTGCATCGATCAAGAAGATTTATGCAAGCAAATACCACAATGTCCCTGAGGATATCGTGGAGGATGATACCGAGCCTACGATCAGAACTGCCGAGGACGCCCTGCGGGATGCGGGATTCTCAGCTGTCCGGGCGAAAGCGATCCTGGCGAAGGGTTTTTCCCATCGGGATGATGGGGAGCCCAATCCTCGGGAGGAGGAGCCGGATTATTCTGCGGCGCTGGATATCGTCAAACACATGCAAAACAGTTTGGAGGCAAACTAATGGAAGAATTATTGAAGAAGCTTAACGAACTCAAGGATCAGATTTCAGGCTATCAAGCCCGGATCAAGGACTTGGAGGACAAGGGTGGGAAAT